ATGCGAACAGCCGGCAGCCATCTCACATACCTGCAGAAACGCCAGGACATCACCGCGGCCGAGCGTGACATCCTGGTCAAGTTCATCGATCATCATAATGCGATCAAGCCTACGAGCACCAGGACAAAAGGAAAGCAGGCGTATGAGGGGGTCTGGATCTGCCTCGCCCTGCGGACCTGCAAGCTCCCGCACCATAGAATGGCCACCCTGGACGATTGCACAATCGAAGATCTCATGAAAGTCTCCAGCGAAGCGAGCTCCGGGGCGTTCACGAAAAACAGCCGGCAGACTAAGATTGTGGCACTCAAGGCCATGGCTAAATTCCTCGATCGGACCCATCACCGGATCAAGAACCTGGACCTGCTTATGGTGGATGTGAAAGCCGGGTCCGTGGCAAAGAACCGGAAAGATGCGATCTCGCTCGCGGAATGGGACCAAATCCGCGCACTTCCGAGACTGTCACCAAAAATCCGGGCAGAGCTTTACATGATGTACGATGGGTATCACCGCCCGGGAGAGTTGGCTATCCTGAAATGGTCGGATCTGAAGCAGGACCCTGATACCGGCGAGATCCAGTACGAGATTACGTTCAAGACCGAAAAGACCAGGACAATAGTCATGCGATCCGCAGCGATCGAGGTCCTGGAAGCCTGGCGGAAAGAATGCGGCGCGTTGCTGACCGACAATACCCCAATTTTTCCGGCGCCCGATGGGGGCCATTACCAAACGATCACGCATCTGGCGAAGCTGTTTAAAAAACTGAAAGAACGGACCGGGATCAATAACCTCATGCCATCAATCCTGCGGAACTCCAGTCCTCAACACGATCTTGAGGCGGGATATCCCGTCGCTTATGTGTGCCTTCGCATGTGGGGCGAGCCATACAACGAACTAATCAATCTCTATACCAAACCGGACAGCGGGCGGATCCAGCGGGATCAGCATGGGAAAGCGGACGCTGCAGCCGCCGTCAACGCGGGCCTGGGGATCTCCCGGGAATTCACTACGAGTACGGACCGGTTAAAAACTCTTGAGGATGAAATGAAACAAATGAAAAAGAAAATGAGCTTGCTAAAATTTATCGATGAGATTGAGTAACTTTTTTCTTTTTTCGTAATACCTTTTCGAGTAGTTCCATCCCTTCATCGGAATTCAGGTATTCACTTACGGCACACTTCACATCGAACTTCCTATATGCTAACCAGAACCGAAGAGCGGCCGTCATCTGATCGGCTCGGTTAACAAACTCCCCGGATTCTACCAGAGTGTTCATCTCCTTTTCCAGGTCTGGAGGGATCTTATATCCAGAAGTACGTTTGACGTGACGCGGTGCCCGGGGAGTAAGTGACATACGTACAACTGGAGAGCAACCGGAATTTAGCGGGCTGTGGCACCCTCGAATATACAGGAAAGCAACGCATAAAGATCAGGGGACAATAAGAGAAACCGCCCAATTGTATGTACCTATCTACCTATCTACCGTCGATAAAAAACGAAATACTTAATAAGTGTGTTAACATTCCGGGAATAATATTATCTGAATACTTTCACAGCACGCACTAGACCAGATTATAATGAGGATAGAATAATGGAAAAACGGGGTGAGTATAATTTGGATGCCGCAGAAAACAAACACCCGTATGATGATTTATTTTTAGAACACTTGAAAGAAGTATTGGAAGAAGAGGTATTTAACGCCCAGATTTCCCATCGGATAACTGACGCAGTAAAGTCTGAAATTCCTCGCGAACTATTTCACGAACTCGTGCATCAATACGATCATCTATCAAAGAGGGGATATCCTTTAACGCCTGCCGTATCTTCTCCTTTTCAGGTTCGGGATTCATCCTCCTCTCAATATATTCATTGAATGCCTCGTTCAGGATCTCGGTATATACCCCGCGCCCAGTCCCAATCTTCTCCCCCATTTTCACGAGGATATTATGCTTATCTTTGGGCATCTTGAAGCCAACATGCACCTTCTCAATTTTTTTTACGACCATTGTTGTCCACCAGTAAATACCACAAATACACTCCGTTGAGGGCATATAAATAAATACTTGAATTAATCATTGTTAAACAATAGGTAACAAAAACGAAACATTTTTAAACACGTTGTTCATATTGTTAAATAGTGGTAAACAATGGGAAATTTGACCACCCTGGATAAAAAAATGACCGACTTCCTCGGTGTGAGGATGGACGCGTATCACGAAGATCTCCTGAAAAAAATCTTCGCCAAATGGAAAGCAGAGGGAAAACGGATCTCCAAAACCCCGATAGGGGAGGCTGGGGTCGAGTATGTAGCCAAGCTTGAGGGATTGGTGCCCGACAGTCACCTTGTTGTCGGTGAGATCCGGTTGGGTCTACAGGACGAAGAGGCCATGCTTCGGAAAGAAGGCTTCAAAGACGAGGACTTTGTGAATGAAGGCGTCATGGCATGTGCCATCAAAATGGGGTTCATGGGCCCCACAAAGATCATCACCAACACCGAGACCATCATGAAAACAAAAGTGGGTGATCCTCCATGCTCTCAGGTGCAGTAACAACCCCGCAGACGATGGTGTTCGAAACTGATGCTACAACGATTCGTGAATTCGTCGAAGAATTCCCCCGTCGCAAGGCAACCGTTGAACGCTTGATAAAGGAGAAAAGGATCGTAATTGTTGAACAGCCATTGAGGAAAAACGATGATAATTAAATCAAGTGCGAATGGCAGCATCCCCGTAACGCCAGCAAGCATCCGGGAGAAGACTGCCAATAATTCTGTTGAGTTAGATGATATAAAGGAATGCCAAAAGGGAATCCCACATTGGGATCCACTTGGAGATTTCATCAGCCAATGTTGCGTTATGTCTGGAGAAGTATCTCGGAAGGACATTTATCTCGCTTATGTTGACTGGGCCAAGATAAACCAACATGTGATTTTTGGAAAGATTGCAGGCGTAAAATTGTTTGCAATTTTAATCCGTGGGTATGGTGTCGGGGAAAATATGGCGGGGTCCGGATTACGATGGTGGACCGGGATCAGTCTCAAAAAACACCAAGACACTGATATCAGCACTGCTGCAACTCCATTGCTGGATCCACCCTTCGTCCGGTACGGCTGCCTGGGCTGCACCGTAAGCCAGCCGGCCGGTCACTGTCTCTTCGGCAACGATGTCGGAGACGAGTACTGCCTGCGGGACCGCAAGCTGAACACCAGGGCGACTGAAGAATGTGTGAGGAAAGGATGCATCTCGGCAATATACGTCGAGGGTCACACCCTGGTGTGCACGCACAACGAGAGCAAATGCGTGTGTATCGACAGGCTTGGCAACACGTATGGGGACCTGCAGAGGACCCGGCAACTTCGGGAGATCCTTGACAGCGATAAGCACAAGGAAATCCTTCGCCTCACTGCGATCAAGGGTTTGCAGTCCCGCCCCCGTATCGAAGAGGTGATGATCGGATCATGACCGACAAGACGAACGTGATCACGGTCACCCAGGATAACCTGGACTGGATCAACAAGAACGTCCCGGGATCCAGCAAGCAGAAGCGGCTGGAGCATATTCTCACCGTTTACAAGGATCTACACGATAAGAAGGGCATTTGTATCACGGGTGAGGCATCTGGCCTTCTTGAGGCTCTCGCTGAGGCCCACAACTGCACGGTCAATGAAGAACTGATCCGGATCATCGAATCAATTCGCAAGGGGGAACACTGATCATGACCGCAGTTGCAACAGCACAACCCGCAGGGTCTTCCGATATCCCCGCCCGGAGACTGCTCCCGGTCCTTTTGGACGAGGACAACAAGATTGTCCGGAGTATGCAGCTGGTCGGGATCCCGCGGGTCGCAGCGGCCGTGCTGGTCGCCATGGATCGTTACGCGGGAAACGAACCGGTAGACACCCGGTGGCTGGAATGGGTCGCATATCTCCGGCAACCTGAAGTCAGCAAAGCGACCCAGTGGCTGATCTCGGAAAAAGTCCTGGACTTCCGGATCGCTGAACGAGCGATCAAGGGCCGGCCGCTGCATACATACTGGATCTCCCGCGTCTTGGGTTGCTATATTCAGGACAAGATTGACCAGCAGCGTAACGAATTCGCGGCATCGGTTGCGGACTTACAGAATCACTGGCCGGATGTGCACTGATGCCCGCCGACTTCAGAGCCAAGATCCGGTATAACCCGGATTGCAAACCGAGCGAGCCCCAGGTAAAGATCTCCTGCAAGGCCCTGGGAATTTCCGAGGAAGGGTCCGGGAACGTCCGCGAGGATATCGCGCATTTGTCTGACCTCATCACCGACAAGATCGTGGAAGAGTTCCGGACCCACCCGGAAGCAGTCATGCTTGTTGGGTACTCGATGAGTCTTGATTTCTCCATCCAGGGCCCGGTCAATCATTCTCTTGCAGAGTTCGGTACCTACAGGGCAACCGTGAAACTTGCCGATGGGTTTGAGATTGACCTGGACAAATTGACTGCGACTGCTGACAAGGTGATCGCATACGCGAAGAGGACCGGTAAGACACCAGAGCAGGTCCTTGAAATGGCAAAAGCCGAGCTCGCCCGGCAGAAACAAGAAGTGGGCCACATGGGGGCGAGGCCATGAAGTTTGATACTCCGAGTGTTGTCAGGAGGGATGAACCATGATCTTCGAGGGATTATTATATTTCATCCGTAATGGCCGCGAGGAATCGTTTCATATAATTTTCGATTCAGATACCCCGGAAAACGCCATCGATGACGTATATCGTTGGGCGTTAGACCGAAAACGATGCCTTCCTGACGTATTTAATCTACTTGTTTGCGTCAAGATAGCAGAGTACCCGATCGGAAGAATCGATCCCAATGGTGCACTGCGAACCGGGATGTGTTGGCCATTCCATGAATGGAAAATCGATCACCCGGACGGCAAACAGGCCGCAAAGAAATTAATGAATCAGTCTCCCGGGGGGAATCCAGAATGATGACCGCTGCGGAAGAGGCCGCGGACCTCAAGAAGAATCCTTTGCCACAGGAGCCGGATTGCAGCACGTGTTTGCATTGCTACCGCCCGGAAGTTTCCTGCGAGCTGAGAGATAAGGATCCGAATCTCAGGTCCAATGCCTGTGATTACCAGCCGGACGAGGACCACGATGATACCCTGCCGCCCCTGGAACAGGCTTACCGGGTCCAGGCCCGAATCAAGGACCTCCAGGAAGAACTCAAGGGATACCAGGACCGGTACACCGCCCTGCTCGAAAAAGCCATCGCAGCCAAGATCGAGACCGAGGGCCCCTACACGCTCCTCGATAAGAAGCGGACCGTCAGGGTCCCTGATGCAGCCTTGTTCAAAGACCTGTATCCGGAGGAATACCGGATCCTGAAACAGGAAGAGGTCGATCGCCAGTTGAAGAAGATCGATGAGGTCATCGCATCGGATCTCATCACAATCCCGGTCAAGCGGGCCGAGGAACTGGTTGGCAAGGTCAAATTTACCAATGTCTCCGAGGAAAAAGTCTACCATAATTACAACATCCTGCTTACGGAGGCGTGAGGATGTCGATGGTATCAGAAACCCTCGGTTTCTCTGAGGACCGAGCAAACAAGATCTGCCAGGATATTGACGACATTTTGAAAATCGGCGGTCCTCGAATTCACGATATCGGTCAGGAACTCGTCATCCTTGCAGCCCAATATTCTGGCACGGAGCTCGCATTTGCTGCGTACGTGTATGGGCGTCGCATCCAGCATCACGTTCATGTTTTCAAGGCGTTGGGATTGAATGTTGAAATTATGGATATGGGGGTGAAAAAACAGTGACCACCGGAACGGTCGATGGTATCGGGACTTACGCGATCATCATCGATGCCAAGAGGTATTCCCTGGGAGAGACGAAAACCCACGGGATTGAAAAAGGGATGGAAGTGGAATATGAAGAGGACCTGCAAATGTCGGGATTCCTTTCAAAACTTGCTCCCGTAAAAAAAGGCGATGTTACACCGCCCGCAGCGGCAACGAAGCCAGCCGCAACAAAAAAGAACGCTGCTGAAGAGCCACTGAAGAAATGTGTCATGGGCGAATGTTCGGACAAGAACAACCATTTTGTTTTCAACAGGCAGCGGAATCGGTGGGAATGCAGTCTCCTCGGTGTAGACAATGCGCAGATCTCGAATTGTCCGCTTGTGCCGAAGAAACCCGCTGCGAAGGGAAAAGAGACTGCATCTGTTGACGAGAAACTGAAGAAATCCGGCTTTGACACACCGACCGAACCCCCGGCGCCCGTGAAGAAACGAGTTGCCGGGATCTATGTCGACCATGACAAGAAGGCGATCATGCTCTCTGTCAATGGTAAGAACGAGGGATATCCTGTCGGTAAGGAGCTGCTCACGTACCTGTGTTCAAAGAACTGCCAGGCCGTCAAGGGGCAGTCAAACGTCTCGATCGAGCTGACGGATTATTGCGATGGCAAAGGGTTCATCGCGACCGGGATCGGTCCAGCAGATCCGGAGCCGGTCACCGCGGCTGCCAACAACCATGAAGTAGCAAAAGCCCCGGCACAACAGGGCCCCCCGAAGGAGGATCCTCCCGCTGGCCAGCGGACTGCTGCACGGTCTGTGCATGAGGGGTGCTGTGGATGCAGTCCAAACGACAAGGATAACGATTGCGGATATTGCAGCGAACTTGGTCAAGAGGAAACGACCATCGTAATGCATCGCGACATACCGCAGGCAGTCAATCCCGCCCAATCATGGTCTAATGACGAGCTCATCCTGATCAGGAATACAATCGCCAAAGGGTGCACTGAACCGGAATTCAAACTGCTCATGTACCTTGCAAGGACTTATGGCCTCGATCCACTTGCCAAACAGATTTGGGCGGTCAAACGGAATGACCGTGACCCGGCTCTGATCTTTGCGGGAAGAGATGGACTTCTTGCTATCGCTCATAGGAGTGGCAAATTTGACGGGATGCAGTCTGGTGTCGATTATGAGGGAGAGGGTAAGGACCGCAAGCCCAAATCGGCCTGGTGTGAGATCTGGCGTAAAGATATGTCTCACTCGTTTAAGGCCGAGGTCCCATTCTCCGAATATAATACCGGATACAGTGTCTGGAAATCCAATCCCTCTGCAATGATCATCAAGGTGGCAGAAGCGGTCTGTCTCCGGAAAGCGTTCGTGATTTCCGGGCTCTATTCCCCGGAAGAGATTGACACCGAAGGCGGAAAGGAGCGTGCCTGATGCCATCTTGTCCAAAATGTGGATATGGGTATTTCCCAGATGTGGAGGCCCCGGTATGCCCGAAATGCGGATATAATCCATACCCTAAAACCGATCTCTCTTTTGTGGAGGAGGATGCTCATGATTATTCCTGAACTGGAAGAAGCTGCGAAGACGTATACCAAGGAAGGCGTCACGAAATATACCGAGGATCAGGACGACACGATTTTGCGGTATTGGGGCCGCGTTAAGACGAAATTGCTCCTCAAGCATTTACCTGGAATTTCGGCCTCAGCTATCAGGGGTCGATACCAACGTCTCCAAAAGAAGAGAGTAAAACTTGCTGACGGCACAATGCCGCTCACTTTTCAACCTGAGCAAGGGGGAAAGAAACCTCCAGAAAAAGTGAAGGCTGTGAAGAAAAAACCGGCTTCAAAGCGTCACGGCAACCTGCAGATCCCATTCAGTACCCTCACCGAGAAAAGCCAGTATCAGATGGCGTGGAAACTCTGTAAAAAACATGGCGGGATCCCGTATCCAAAGGCCCTTGAACTCGAAGAGCGGGCCACGTCAAAGGAGACGCTTGTCAAACCGGCATCACCAGGACCCGTGCCCGGAGATCAAAAACCGGCTACACCCGCTGCTGCAACGATGTGCAACGATGCAGCAACAAAAGATGCTGACCCGCAGCAGGTCCCGGTGGATCCGCAACCAGTACCCCGTCAAGACATCCCGGACCCGAAACAATCCCCCCGGCCTGTGATCCTGGGCCTGGGTACTAAGGTCAAGCACAAAGGCCCGAAGTCATCGCCGTTCTATGGCAAAGAAGGAACAATCGTCAAGATGGGAACCGGTACCCAGGTCTTGGTTAATTTCGGGGACTCGTCACAGTGGCTGGCAGCCTCATCCGTTTCCGCGATTGCAGGGTGATCCGGGATGGCTGACAAAACGATCACTCACAAGACCGATTACCCGGACTCGATCGAGTACGGTACCCCGGGAAAATACAGCGTCCTCAAAGTCTATTTCAATGCATCAAATCTTGAGGATGCAAAAACCCGGATCGACAACGCAGTCGGTATTCGTGCGTATTTTGTCGAAAAACTTGCCAAACAGGGGGTGATCATAGGTGGGTGAGTTCGTCGAGGCCGGCTATGTCTGCCGGACGGAGGATCCCAGAATGGTTGAGATCCATATCAGCGCGGACACCCTGAAGATCACGACCGAGGCCGTGCATAACGTGCTGATGTTCGGGTCGTACGAGCACGTGTACCAGCAGGTCCCGCAGACCACGCTTGACGGTGCGTTCCGGGCCGAGTTCGAAGATCACCAGTACGGGACCGTGTGCCTGTCCAGGAAGAAGGTCATGGTCACGCTGCGAGCCCGGGACGGGCGACTGTACGTTATCAACGCAGATGCTTTCCGGGACGTGATGCACGGTAAGATCCCGCGGGCTACCGTGTCCGAAGTTGTGTATACTCGATCGAAAGGAAAGAAGACGAGCATCCTGGCATAACGGGGAGGAATCCCCGTGCCGATCACCATCAATAACCGCGCCGGTATTTTGGAGGTGCACCCCTGACCGAAACCCTAGAAGAATCAGTCGCAGCCACATACACGCCAGAAGAGATCGCCGAGTTACGGAACCGCTGGGCTACAGGAGATCCTGAAGAAAGGGAAGAAGTCTTCCAGGAACTCACCCATGCCCTCACCCATAACGTTACGGGCGAACGACCGCGGCTCGCGTTAGTATACGAGGGATCGCCCGTCAGGGAACGCAATGTTCGTCATGACCTCGCCTGCAGGGATTACCCGTGCAGCGATATCGGGAACTCGCAGCGGTTTGCGACCAGGAAGAGATCTGTCGCCCGGTACTGCCACGCTTACAAGACCTGGTTTATCTGGGACGGGAAACGTTGGGGCAAAGACCTGATCGGGAAATCGATCGAGCTGGCAAAAGACGTCATAATACGGATCGGGGATGAGGCGGGCACCTGGGAATACACACCCAATGCAGCGCAGATGTATCGATGGGCCGCATCCAGCCAGGCACGTCCACGGGTTGATGCTGCACTCTACCTGGCGCAGTCTGTAATCTCAATCGAGCCCAAGGACCTGGATGCACAAGGCCATCTCCTGAACCTGCCGAACGGGACCCTCAACCTGACAACGATCGAACTGCAGCCGCACAGTAAAGACGATTTTCTCACGAAGATTGCCGGAGTCGAGTACCGGCCGGGCGCAAAATGTCCGCTCTGGTTGCAACACCTGGAGCTGATCTTCAATGGCGATCGCGAGCTGATCGACGCATTCCAGCAGGTTGTCGGGTATACGCTCCAGCAGGAGAACCCGGAGCAGGTCCTCTTCATCCTGTATGGGTCCGGCAAGAACGGGAAAAGTAAAACCATCGAAGTCCTGTCCCACATCCTGGGCGAGTATGCGATCAACATCGCTGCAGAGACACTGATGAAAAAGAAGCTGAATGACAACGGGCCCCGGGGCGATATCGCCAGGATCTCCAATGCCCGGTTTGTCAGTGCTTCGGAAGGGGAGGCCGGGCAGCCACTCGCTGAAGGTGTCGTGAAGCAACTGACCGGTGATGATGTCATTACGGTTCGCAGGCTTTACGAGGCCGAGATCGAGTTCCGGCCAACCGCGAAAATATTCCTGGCAACGAATCACCGGCCGATCATCAAGGGTACCGATGAGGGTATCTGGCGCCGTATTTGGCTTATCCCGTTCACAACATCGATTCCGGAAGAGCGACGCGATCCGGACATTGCCGCGAAGCTGATCCAGGAAGCATCGGGGATCCTGAACTGGGGGCTGGACGGCCTGCGGAAGTATCGCGAGATTGGCCGTCTGATCCCGCCGGAGAAAGTCAAAGTCGCGGTTGAAGAGTACCGGCAGGACTCCGATATCCTCAAGGAGTTTGTCGAGAGCTGGTGCCAGATGACCGGCCAGATCAAACGCAACGATCTGTACCGTGCATATTCGGACTGGTGCGATTCCAACCACGAGAAAGCGGTCGGGTCGAAACGGTTCGCGGGCATGATCCGGGAACGTGGCGTTGGCGAGAAAATGGACTCGACGGGTGCCCGGTACTGGACTGGCATATCGTCAAAGGGATTCTTTGGAGGGAGATTGTGAACGAAGACTTGTTAACATCCATTGCGGGCGCCGTCTCCCGGTGGGAGCGCGAGACCCGGGCCCAGTTGATCGGGGCGCATCCGTCCGACTGGGAACCGGAGAAATTGTACGCGGAATGGATCCAGTCACCGGTGGAAGACAATCCACGAAGCAGTTACTATTCATCCATCAGAGCGGGCCGTAAGAAAGGTGTGTTCTTCAACGGCTATTCTACCGACCGCGAAGCAGCCGGGCATCTCAAAGGCCTGCTGCAGATCATCGAGCAGGAACACGGGATCGTCATTGACGGTATCACCGTGGTCCGTGACGAGGGCTACATATCAGCGCTCTGGCACATGCCGGGCATTTACGTGCGCCGGTACAGCAACGTGCCGCTGGCAGCCGCTGCTGCAGTTCTCATAACTTCTGAAAATTCTGAAAAAGGAGTTGTATAACCATGTTTTTGGATTCAAGAACAAAGGCGATATTCCGTCGCCACCCCCTGAAATGCACTGCAATGATTGCAGGGTACGTTATCTGGTACCTGGTTTTTGCAGCGCTGACGGTATTGCTTGGCGGATTTATCATCCTGGCCGGTCGGTCGGATGAGTGGGTCGATTGGTGGCTGCCATGAAACGCAACGTGGCCGTTGAGGATGCGGACCTGCAGAAGATCAAGGTCCTCATTGAAATGAATCACGAAAACCCTGCGGCGTTTCCGAAACTCTTTACGAGCAACGCTGACGTGATTGAAGAGCTGATCCGGGTCTATGAGGGTGTGAAAGGGCCCATTCAGATCCAGCACGTGAAAAACCTGGATGGAGGTCTTGCGAAGATCAAGATCATCAACGCGGAGGGATTGTAATGTGCCAGAAGGAGCGATCCCAATGAGATCAGGTCATGAATGCCCGGGATGTCATTCTGAAAATACAGAAAGCACGTCCACACCCTCGGATCTTGCGAGGCAGGGTACCTGGTATTATCGTTGCAACGATTGTCACTGTGTTTTTTCGGTGGGGATTGTTGAACCGGGAGATGATCGATAATGCCCGGCAAATGTACCTGCCTCCGATGTGGAAACGTCACAGAGATCCAGAACAGTGACAAAATATTCACTTGTAAATACTGCGAAAAGTGCCGCACTGTCCAGGAAACCATGATGGATCTCGGTTGCGATTGCTGCAACCCGAAAAACCCACTCTGCCTGTCAGCACCGAGCGCGATCGAGTGTCCCAGGGCGGTGTTCTGAATGTCCGGCTGCGCTCCAGGGTTGAATTGCGATAGCTGCAGCCACTGCGGCGAGAAGGTCTCGTTCAGCACCAGGAGGGCCCCGGGCACCTGCTGCCCGGATGCTTCCTGTGATTATCGCAAGTATGATCCAAAGACCGACAAGGACCGGACCTGCGACGGATGCGGGAAGGCCTGCCGTACCTGCGTGCACGGGGGCGGGGAGCCGGCCGTTGTGAAGGCCCCGACCTGTTGCCCGGAACCAACCTGCGATCACAAGATCGCGCCGGTGAAGTGCGAGAAGTGCGGGGCTCTTTGTCCCTGCGTCGCGTGGGAAGTTTGCCGGGAGGACAGGGATTATTTTGCGAATGCTAAAGGGAGGGGGAAGTCGTGAGAGAAAAGAAGTGGGTGTACTGGCATCGCATCACCTGGGCAGACAACGAGTGCGAGGAAGGAGCTCAGCTGAAAGTCGGGGAACTCCTCGGCCTTGATCATAAGGACACCCATTGCGCCCGTCTGGTCCGGAAAGAGTCGACGAAATCGATCGAGCTTGTAGATTACGTGAAGCTTGAATTTCTTGGCAGGATGTTGCGTACAGCAACTGCAGAAGAGGTCGTTGCGGCATTCCCAAAGGTGACACAGTGACGCCAGAACAAGCAGGAGATTGGCACATTCTCCGTGCACGCGCTGCGGTTTTAAGGGCCGAGATTCGACTTGCCGGTATGCGAGCTGAAAACGTTCAGCGGTACCATTCAGGAGAATCTCCTGCATTTGTACAGGAGCATTTCGATGAGATCATCATCGAAGAGGGGATCGGTCAGAACGATATGATCACCAGGTTTCAGGAGGCACAATGACCACGATAGAAGATGCAGAAAAGGAATACTGCCAGGTCCGATGCGGGGAGTTCGCGTGTAATTTCGGGATAAACAGATCTGGCAAGCCGTGCGATATGCTCATGGAATTTGCCCGGAATTTTTTGGGGGTTGAATGATGGATCGAATAGGAGAAATTACTCCGGAAGAAGTATACGATGACGTTTCAACATTCTTGAGAGGGCAATGTGCCCTTTACGACTCTTGCCTTGCAGAAGTCAGCCGACAATATACAGACAAGGGATTAGCTCCAGTCCCTTGTTTAAGCCCCACTGTCTGCTCAAGCTGCCCAGATCAGTTGGCTCCGAAAACGGTAGATGGTCCTATTTTGTACGAGTCTGCAGTGAGTGGGTTGAAGTACACTAATCCTCGAGCAGCTGGTACCGTTTCAGCTATTTGGGTCGGAGATCGGAAACACTGGGTTTCGAAGCAGAAGGAGGATCTCCGTGAATAGCCAGTACCTCAAGACCTCCAAGGACCTGCTCCTCCGCACCCGTGGCAAAGGCTGGGACATTACCGACCCGAAAGACAACGGTTTCGCCAGGGTCCGCCTCTCCGGTTCGCATTGCAGGTACTATATACGGCTCGATGATCTCGACAAGCACGTGGACCGCGTGGTCCTCTACGAGCGCCACTATGACTTACCGCCGCTGATGTACATCGCAGGCCCGTACTCGCATGAGACCGAGAAAGGTATCCTGGACAACATCACCCGGGCGTCCGATGCCGGTCTTGCATGCTGCAGAGCCGGCTGGGCCGTGCACGTGCCGCACAAGAACTTCGCCGGGTTTCACGTCCATAAGGATATCCCATACGAAGCTTGGATAGAGAAGGACCTCGCGATCCTGGCAAAGTGCGACGCGGTCCTGATGCTGGAAGGCTGGGGCTCAAGCAAAGGTGCATCACGGGAATTCCAATTCGCGGAAGAACAAGGGATCCCGCATTTCTTCATCCGGGATGGGATCCCGAAACCGGGAACGGTCCGGGGGCGGGGAGCGTGACGCAGATCAAATCGATTACCGATGACGAGTTTGTCGAGCAGTTCCGGTCCGGCAAGTTCATCGGCCAGATCTGCCGAGAGCATCATGTCGGGCTTCGCCGGGTTCGGGCGGTCCTCGATCGTGCCGGATTGAGATCCGGAGAGGTGGCAGGATGAGTTCAACTACTAAAACCTCATCAAAATCTACTAAATTAGTAGTTGCCCCTCCGAACAATTCCGAGGTTGAGTGCAAAAAATGCACTCACAAGGGCCTCCGCAAATGGTTCCATCCCTCCTGCCCACGGACAAAGGAGCTGCTGTTCCTTGGTGGCGATAAGTCCGCCCAACAGATCATGGACTCGGTGAAGGCGAACGGCTGCCAGCACTTCAACCTTAAAGGCGGGTGCACAGTGGACCTCTCACAGGTCGACCTCGGCGACATGGTCAAGGAGATCGACCGCAGGGGGATGGAATGTCGGATAAGGGGCAAGTCAAAACCGAAGGGGTCATGATGGTCCTGCAAAATTATCCACTCTTTGGGGTTTTCCCTCGCGGGAACTATTGGGATGTGCTCTCGTCTTCATGGGTTTATGGAGGCATTCAGAATAAATCCCCCATGGCCCGGGATATCTCCAACAGCATCAGGACAACCTGCAGGTCCACCGGACGGAAAAAGGTGAGGACATAATGGATCAGCCAGAATGGACGTGTGAAACGTGCCGATTTGGTGGCCCAGTGATCACTATGCAGGACCGGGAAGTTTGCGAGTGCCGTTATAATTTGCCGGTGATAGAAGGGCACCCTGTCCGACCAAAAGAAAGTTGGTGTTGGCACGGTCAATTATCGCAGACTGAAACAAATCAACGCCGGGAATTGATGGTGAGACCATGCTGACCGATTCGGACGGAGTCCCAATCCGTTCCGGTCTGTGTCTGGGATGTTCGTCAACGCTGTATTGGTTCCGGGATCGGCTCCGCTGCAGCAACAAGGACGCGAATATCAAGCAGTGCCCAACCAAGGCCTGCAACCGCAGGCACTCATTATCCCCTGGAGAAAAACCCCTGAAAATCCTTAGGATGATTCCGGACACTGACGCCTGTTTCGGAAAGGAATATGATCCGGAATCGGACCGGTGTTCGATATGTTACCGCAGTGGTTGTGGCTGCAGTTACGACACGAAAAGATATCATGAAAAGGAGGTGAAATTGTGATCGTAAAAGGTGCGCTCATTTACAGATGTCGATTCTGCATGAAGTTATTCTGTGGCAATACGACATCTCCTCAAGAAGGGCTGCACGGGGCCAACAAAGAATCTATTCATCGCTGCACTCCAGTGCAGGAAGGTGCCGGTGACCTCATAGGGTGGGTGGCTGAAGTTAAAATAAAGGATGTGAAAAGTGGCGACCTCTGCTAAGATCACATCTCCTGACGGCGGCCACTTTGAGAACGGCAGATGGGTAACAACCCTCACCCCTTTGCTGGAATATCTCGAAGGTAAAATGGATATCGACACACCCAGTTTTGAAATTACGGTCAAAGAAGAGGTTCCGATATTTGCCATGGGTAGATGTGTTGGGTATTATACGAAGGAACGATCGCTCGGTCTCTTCTCTCAAAGGCAAGTCATGGAGATGCTGCCGAAATCAGCTAATGATATTTCGACATTTCCAAAAGGCGGAGATCTGAAGGTGGTGGTACCGTGACCCACCGGATCGCATACCTCAAGCCCGGCCGGCACACCTACACCGGAACCAAAGTAAATTTCGATCGCACCATGGCCGAGATCAAGAAGATGCTGCTACAGGCCGGGTGCACCCGTATGGGCACCCAGGATGACATTCGTGGTCAGGTTCCCCTGTATACCATCATCTTCGAGAAAGACGGCCTGCCATTCATGATCGAGTTCCCAATCATCTACGAACGGATGAAGCGCGGCCCGGATACGCTCCGCATGGATATATCAGGTCGAATCATCCGGGACCGGATCAAAGTCCTGCTGATGGAAGTCGAGATCGGGGCATCTCCATTCACCGCGGCCATGGCCCAGTTCGTTGCAATCGCCGATCGATCGACCGGTAACCCGGTCCAGATGGAGAATTACATGCTGGAGCACCAGGGGGAGATCCCGAGCGGAACGCTGTTCCTGCCATCAGGAAGTAGGTCCCCATAGTCCGGACAGATTTAACCGAGATCGTAACTGGAGAGTTCGAGAAGTTTAAGATAACGCAGTTGGTAAAGGTTATAATGGAGTGGTGTAGGTGGAATGGATAAACGATGAGGTCTCTCGAAAATATAAATCAGAAATGTGTGTAAAATCTCTTGATATCCATCTTAAATGTGAAGTGGAGTGGTCCACCAACCCCCTTGCTGGGTGGTTTTTCAATATTTACAATGAGGACAAATGTATGATTATCGGAGGCGTGTATACCACACCTGTGCTGGCAATGACCGGATGTGAAATGAGGATACTCACAGAATTAAGTCGAGCAATGGGAAAAATCAGTTCTGGATAAATCCCTTTTTCAATAAAGTAATCCCCGCATGGAGAAGAGGGTGAACAACCTAAACGAGGCTAAACGGTTGTGTCCATGCAGGGGAATTGCCCCCGGGCGGATTCGATCCGCACCGGTCGGGATTGTCCGGGGGCTATCTACAGAGTCGGGATAATCCCGCTCTTGAGGATCTCCACAAGACCCTCGATCGTCATCTGTCCGTGGAACGCCATCAGGACAACCGTCAGCAGGAACATCAAGACCACGATGGCCTGGAACACTTTCCGGGCGACCGTGAACGCTTTCTCAACATTCTCCCGGGTAACCTCTCGGTTCCAGATGTTGCCGAGCGCGTAGAAGATCTGCAGGATCGAGTCCATCCCGTACTTCCCGTTCTGCGGGTTGGGCGGATACGCCGGTGTCAGCAGGTCGGGAATTATCCAGGACACGAATCTCCTTGACAGCAGCAGCAGGATCCAGCCCTGGAGCAGGCAGAACAGCCCGATGATCGGGGCGTAGACTGGCAGATACATCGTGCCGAGCCAGTACCCGATCAGGCCTTGGGGGACCATGCCAAGCAGGAAGACGCCGAAGATCCAGAAGTAGTGCTCATGCGCCCGCAGCTGTGCCTTGTGCTCTTCGTCCAGGTCACCGCACGAGAACATGCCCCAAGCGTACCGGAAACCCCAGGAGATGTTGTGATACTCAGCCTCATCGAGTTCCCACCACTTTTGGCCCATGTTGAAGAAGCCGATCAACATGAAGGGGATAAACATCAGCAGCGATTTGATCATAGTAGCCTCGGAAAATGGTTATGCAGTCGGTGTGACTGCGCCAGCTGGGATGTCATAGGCGGGTCTCTGTCCAGTGATGTTGAGCACGAAGGTATACTCCTTATCCACAACGGGGATCTCCTTCCGTCTGCCGAAGAACATGTATGCGGCTTTGACTTCGATATGCCCCTGCCTGACAGTCACCTTATGCCGGCCGGGCATCCGGAATTTCTGGGGTACCCAGAACGGGATTGCCTTGCGGGGTTCGTTCGGGTCGATGTTGACCAAGCAGGTACTGTCATTGAGTTCGATGTCATCGAGCAGGACACTGTACCTGACCTTCCCGGAAGTCACTCCGATATAATCAAAGAACATCTCGGGAATCTGGTACGTGTCGCAGTCCCACTGTGGTTTCGGCTCGTTTGAGCGATACGATCCCCCGTAGATACCAACAACGGTGGCATCCCCAACAGGATCTGGAGAATCTTTGTTTGACATAGACGAAAGTCACAATGCGGGATAAAAAAGGAAAGTCGGATTAAATGGTTTTTCCCACAGGGATGTATACCGGATCGCTGTGATGATGCCGTAATAGTATGTGCCTCCGAGGGTATACCGGAGTGGCGCCCCCACTCGTAGCGTGCCGGTCAGATCTGATGTCGTGGTGATCGTGCTGGTGCTGGCTGGCGTCCCGGAAAATGCGGTGACCGGGATCCAGCCGGACGAGGGTAGGGAAATATTGTTGATCAGGCCCAGGAGTTCGACATCCCGGGCGGCCAGGGCATTAAGTTCGTAGGCCGTCAAGCCACGGCAGATTTTCGCACCCTGGGGGAACGATTTTGCAGCCCCTTCGAATCCCCGGGTCACACCAGTGAGCACGCCATCGACCGGATCCACAGGATAATAGATCACCTCCGGCGCCGGGTCATCGTCGCTCAGCCGGATCGTTAGGGTGTTGGGGGCCGGCAGTGGCGTACCGGTGATCCGGATCTCCGTTGCCGTGGCATCGATGGGCGCGGCCAGTGTCAGGTCTGGGGAGTTTGGCTGCGCAGGAAAAACCGGGGTGAGTGGGGGGGTCATAGACCTTACCAGACACCCCAAGTTGCACCGCAGATCTTGAATGAATTGGGTTCGATATGGGCATTGTGTATCCCATTTACCGAACGGACACCAATTTGCAAGGCATCCCCGCCTTCGACTGTGATATCAAGCGTATGCTCGTGCGGCTGATTGTCGTCAATCGATGGAAATATATGGTCTGTGTACGCCCCCGAGTTGATTGACACGGCACTCCGTACGGCTGTGATAGAGCTGTGATCCGAGATCTTGACCCTGACAACAGATCCCGGGAGGACGAAAGAGGGTATGGTATATGAGTGTCCGGTTGCTGCTACAAATGTCGTCGAAGTTGTGTCGAACTGTGCGGCGGTGATTGTTTTGAGGACGGTTTCTGACGCCGAATACGGGGATTTTCCGCAACTTGCGTATACGAGCGCGGCAGTGGCGATCTGCGTTGTATTCGTACCGAGAGGAGCTGTCGGGGCGGTAGGGGTGCCCGTGAGGGCCGGGGACGCCAAGGGGGCTTTTGTGGAGAGTTGAGATACAAACTCATCGTACCGGACCGGCTGCCCATTCCCTGTTGCTGCCGGCAGACCGGTAAGGGTGTGGCCGCCCATCGCAATGTTTGCATCTACGGCCATCAGGGATGATACCAGCGCGGCATAGGACGGGATCTGCCCGGCGCCGTTCCCAATAAGGACACGGTTTGCGGCACCTGCCGCGAGAAGTGCCCACGCGGATCCATTCCAGACCAGGCCGTCTCCCGCAGCAGTAGGTGCAACGACAGGTACCCACGCGGATCCGTTCCAGTAGATCATACACCCCGTCCCGGAGGGAGTGGGTTTAATCAGCCTCTTCTGGATCTCGGTATCGAGGGTGTCAAAATTTCCATTGATTTCATCATCCCATCCTTCTTCATCGAAAACCGGTTTATAGAGGCTGATATTCGGAGTACGTGTCCCGGCCATCTACGCCACCTGCCTAGCTACGAGGAACGGTTTCATCGCGAAAACTGCCCCGGTGTTTGCACCGATTATTACCGGATTTCTGACTTCCCGACAGAGGCTTACACCCCCCGTATGTGCGTTCATAATCGCAAGTTCTGTAATCGGGGTATCGACCGTGACCACCCCATCTGGAACTGCCAGTGAGCAGGTAATATATGACCCATTTTGGGACTTGATAAACGGTGCACGATAGACCTCGGAGACCAGCCCGGGATCCGTCTCTGTGGGTGTCGTAGTTCCGGTCCCGACCGCCATTTCTGCGAACGCTGCCGCCCCGGACACACCAAAACCGAGTTTAATTATCTCGGCCATCCCTGCGAGTGAATATTTAAATCCATTTCCCATGCAGGAAGAGTCCCAAAAAAAGGTAATAAAGAAAAGTCGGATCAGGTATTAGGGGTGACTTCCGTCTCCTGGTGACTAATCGCTAAGCCCTCGCTCCCCCATGGGCTCGACCCCCATTTCTGCCTGCCCCAACCGGCAGGGGATGAGGCAGGTAATACCGTTGCACCGGTTTCACAACCGATCTCAATTCCTGCAGTGAGTTGGAGATTCGGTTTAGATCCGGTCTCTGTGTATATGATCGTAGTCTGGTCTGACAGGAACTTAACACCAGTCGCTTTCGCTTTCTTAATCGCATCATACAACAGCGGCAGCGATATCGGGCCCGGAGGAGCCACGTAAAACACGATCTTGAACTGCCCAACCTTGTAGGATCCGCCCCAGGGACTATTCCCCCATTTCTGCCGGCCCCAGCCGCTGCCATTTCCCTGGGCATTGGGATTCTCCTGTACTGTGAACTCGTCCGTGGTGTAGCCAGTCAGGTAACAGATGATAGATTCGAGATCCGCTTTCGTGCCGGACGAGCTTTGCAACCACCGGAGTATCTGCGCTCTCGGCCGGAATACATCATCGAGTTCCCCGGGAAGCCGGGCGATACCGAGCAGGTCCACGACCCGGTCCAGCTGGATCCCGGTAGCCCGGTCCAGCTGATGAGCGGCCCGGACTGCGTGGGCGGCTGCCTCCAGCTCGTCAATCTCCGCTGCGATGATCGAGATATACTTCGCGAGGTTCGAGCCGGAATCCTTACTGAACGCACTGGAAAGCCGGCTCAGGATCTTGGTGGTTGTCGACATCACACCACCGTGATCGTGTGCGTCCCGTTCGTCGCAATGCTGTTATCCGCGATCGCGAGGGTTTCACCTAAGGCATCCAGCGTAGTGCTGCCGCTGGATGCCGTAAGTGCGTTGACGTTTTCGACACCCGTCACGTTGGCGATCACTCGGATGATATCCGAGTATGACACGTCCTTGGAAATTGACACCCCGGCAAAGTACGCAGCCAGGGCTGCCCGGACATTCGCGGTGACTGCATCCGAAGTGATCGTCGTTGATTTCAGGACCGTTGTCGTGACCGCGACCGGCACGGATGCCGGCCGGGCCAGGCTCGCGATGATTCCGCAAGGCCGTGTCGCTGCGATCGCTGCGTTGAGATCCGCGTCGGTCCCGCCGAGCACGTAACAGGTCACGGTATGATGATCGGTATCCTCTGTGATCAGCACGTCCACGACCCCGGTCACGGCAGCAAGGGCCCGCTCCATCGCGATCAGCGTGGCTTTGGCAGCTGATGTCGGGATCCTCGTCCGGTACCGGAGCATGGCGTCAGATTCGGCATCCGTGCCGTCCGTCATGGCCGTGATATTTGTCACGGTCTCGATCCCTGCGACCGTATCGAGCATGACCGTGATGACGCCGGTCGTTACGTTACCGGCCGATCCCGGTGCGGTGCACACGACGGGGATATCCACAAACAGGCTGCCGGCAAGCAGGGTGCCATCCTCGGTTGTCTGATAGATCAGGGATCCGTCAGCGGTTGCTACACGGGTCCCTGCTGCGATCGCGTACGCGGTGCCCGACGTTTCAGTCCGGGAGAACCTGACGGTCCCGATCGCAGCTGTTGCCGGCTTCCGGGTCACGCCCTGGACAACCGCGATCGCGTCGAGGTTGTTTTTCCGGGACGTGTTCAGGTACCCGGCATCGTATACCGCTTCGAGGGCCTGCCAGAGTTCGGCCAGGGAAACACCCACACTCTGCAGCAACTGACCGTCAAGGGTCGAATCGGACAGATCGACATCAGTGCCGAAAACCTCGCGGATCTTCGCTTCCATCGAGGCCTTGATCGCTGCGTAATCCTTGACCACGAATCCCGCGTCAGTGACACCGTAATCGGTCACAGGGTTTCCTCCAGAAAGATCGGTTCTCCGGTCGTAAGAACGCCGGACACAGCAACGACCAGGTGCCGGTTGTTGTCGAACGTGCACACCACGGGGTCCAGGGATTTCCAGCCGGCATACGTTGCCAGGGCCTTCTGGAGCTCGCTTTTCGCGACCGCCAGGTTCCGCTCGGACTCGATGATGGCGATATGGTCCGTGCCAAACCCGGTATTGAACGGGAGGGATCCTTTCAGGGATCGCAGGATAACCGCAACGTCCTGCATGGCCTTCTCGGTCCCGGAGATCACTTTCATACGTTTTCTCGCGTCCAGGACCATATCCCCTTGCGGACTCACTTTGAGGGCGATTGTCATACTGGAGAATCAGAACATGGGATAAAAAAGAAAGGTCACTCGATAACGATCGCATTCTGGCCGCGCCCATCGATGCCACGGCATTCATGGACCGGGTGCGTGCTGCGATCGCCAATCCGGGCGACAGGTACGCCCCGGATCGTGATCCGGCTGGTGCCCCCGGTCGCTGCTGCAGCTGCAGCATTCGCGCAGTGTGCCGGGAACGGGTCCCCGACGAGGACCACTTTTTTCCCTTTGACTGTGATCCGGTCGGTCGAGGCCACGAGCGCGTACGTCCCGTTCCCGTGCAGCGGGATCTCGTTCAGGGTTTCCTGGTCCCCTTCGACCGCCACCAACCTCATACAAACCTCAAGTGCGGGGCGTTTGTCTCAAGGTCTCCGTTCGCGCAGAACTTGAGGTACGTCCCGCTCTTGTGGCTGATCACGATCTCATCGACAGCAACAGCCGGCACCGTGTCGCTCTCCGTATGGATCCCGGACAAGATGACCGCGTGGTTCAGGTTGTGCTGCACAAGCTCGTTCACGGCCACGATATCGCGGTTCCGGAGTTGTTTCTGGAGCTCGTATTTCGAAAACCCCACAACAACAATATCGCCCACTGCAGGCGCGATATGGAGGGCGCCGGCACCGAATGCCTGGACCGCGATCGGGACGTTCACCAGTTCGAGCTCGTTGTCCTGGATCTTGTGCTTGAGCCGGACACTGACCCGCCACGTAGCCAGGTCCACTTTCGTGATCCTGCCCAGGGCGAGAGTATTGACTTTCTCGATCCGGCGGTTTATGAGCTCGACAATTGACTGAGAATAATTCATAAGGGTTTCACCTTCATCTCGGTCTCGAAATCAGTTCCCTCGCATTTGTGTGAATATTCGACGACCTTGTAGATACCGGATGCTCCAACGACACGCGACTGGAGTTCAATGCGAGAATCTGTCCCGATACGATAATTCAGACCGCAACGGATCGAACGAGTGTATGCGCCATCACCGGGTACCTCTGGCAACGTTTCGATTAATCCCGTTTCTGAAGAGAGGATGATCGTCTCCGAACCACGAGTATAATTTTCTGGGACAAAATATCCCCCGTTGGCCTCGATATAGTACCTCGCGGTTTTGTGTTTTTTTTCACTACCGTTAATCAATTTTTGGCAGAATTGAAGATCAGCATCGGCACTTGGGTCAGTTGTGTATGGCGATTCAAGGGTAAACTCCTGACATCCATCAGTGTTTTGGACGGGGATTTTTGAGTGGGCAAACGCCGCCTCCACGATTGATTTGATGGAGGTCCCTTTTGGATAATTTGTTGACGCCAACCCCAGCGCGAACCCCCTTGTCAATGCTGTTATTTTCGTTTTCAGATCTCCCTGGTCCCGTTCCTCGTATGTTTTCTTGACCCGGCCTGCATAGATGGTCCCCGAATCCCCTTGATATCCAGCACGCAGCTGAATATCAAGATCGGGTTTAATTAACGTCCGTGTTGCCAATGAGAGATTATAGGCGGTTATTTCTGCAGTATTTGCGTCACTTGAACTGCTGCCATTAATGGTGAATTCAATATCGAGATCATCTGAGGTAATGAGAAGAGATCCCACCTGCAGCTCAACGTATCGGCCCCACGTTTTAATCATAGAAAACCCAAACCTCACATTTATCCGATGTCACGATGTACGGGAAGACCTGGAACAAATCGATATAAGTCACCGGATCACGGGCAGAAAGTGGTGTGATCTCTTCAATACGGGAGTTCAGGACAATAGCTCTATCCACGTTCCGGACAATTTCCAGGATCGCGAACCCACCATCTTTCGGATTCCACCGGAAATATGTCGTGAAAGCGATATCATTGATCTGGACCTGCTGCTGCTGGGGGAATCCAATTTGCAGATCAAACGGTAAAACTGCGACCGGATCCATCACTTACCTCCTCCCTGCAAGATAATTTACTCTTTGCTGCGTGATTGCCGGCGGTAGTGTTTCGACGTAAGCTCTTGCACTTTGATCGGGTTGTTTACCAGGAATAGATATAAAGGGTTTTTTAAAAACCAGTTCCCGGACCGTCTGATCACCGGGTGACGAATTGCCGGTCGGGGCAACGATATTTGGATCCACTTTTGTCTCATCGATTTGGGGTTTCGTCTGGGAGCTCCCAATAAGGATCTGCTGGACCGTAATAGACGCGGTGGTGGTATTCGACTGCAGGCCTTTCCGATCAGATAGTTTCGAGAGGACCATATTATTATACTGCCCTCGATGGGTGGTGAGGTCAAACGGTTTTTTCGTTGCGAATAATTTATCCAGGATTTCAAATTCCGAGTCAACATTAATCAGCTCAAGCTCAAAGTCGAAAACTGCAGGGCTTTCAATAATGTGATCAGATATCTCAGTTTGGTTCTCGACCCGACGTTTACAAACGGTGGCCTCTTTTGTAAGATTGATAGCCTTCACCGCTTTGAAAACGTTGCCGGAAATGACGATTTTCTGGGGATCTGATGTTACTTTCGGAAGTATGCCATTCCTTTGGAGGGTTTCAGTCAGATCGGTCAAATCCTGCTCGTTATGAGATACACCATGGTCATACTCTCCCCGTACCAGGACCCCGTCAACAATTTTCCATAAGGTCATCCAAGAACCCCTCGTATCTGCCGATAGTTCTCATCCTGGACAAGCCGGCTTGCTTTCTTGGCAGACCTCGTTGAGATCTCGTCAATCTGCGATTCGTCAAGTTTCTGGGTGTAGATCTCCGTCTTGGACGTGTAATGCACATCTCCTGCCCGGATCGTCTGGGTGTTCATGCTCGGTGCAGTTACCGGCGCTGTGTTTGCAAACGCGGCCTGGGCGGTCTTGGCTCCGAAATCCGCAGCAGTGTAAGTCAGCCCTAGCGGGGTCCCGAATTGATAGAGAGTCATGCCCAGCCGGAAGACCGGGTTCTCGTTCAGGGCCCTCCAGGATTGCTGCACTGCTTCCGGGATAGTAGTGATCCATTTCCAGAGGGTTTCGGCAGCAGACACGACCGCCCGGATCCCGTCGCCAAGGATCGGGACCTCCCTGTTGAGCCATCCGACAAACTTCCCCAGCATGGAGTTTTCCCATCCGTTGTTGAATAGATCCCACATCAGCCACCCGGCACCGAGCACCGCGGTGGCGATTCCAATCCACGGTAGCCACGGAGCGACAAACGCCCAGCTGGCAGTTGCCCCGGCATACAGTGCAGCGGTCAGGCCACCCTGGGCGTAGGCTTGGGTTACAGTGAGGGGTAAAAGTGCTCTGAGATCCCCAACCATGTATTGATAATTTGCAGCAATTACTGATACCGCAGCGGCGTTGATCAGGAGCGCCCCCCCCACTCCGGCAAAGACTGTGGCTGCCAATCCCCCGGTACCGATGATCGCAGCAAGCGGGGCCGGCATGTTTGCCAGTGCCCCGGTCGCCCATTCCGCAGCGCCTGCCATACCTTTGATTGCCGGCGCCGCACCTTCTGCCATCTTCTGCCGGAAATCGTTCCAGGCGGTGTCCGACCGTTTCATGGTTTCCGTGAGGCTTTCCTGGCTGGAATCCACTTTCTTGATGAGCTGATCGGACCGGTCAAGAACATAGTTCATGAAGATCAGGTTCTTTTGTTCCTCGGTGAGGGCAGAAGATGAAATCCCCCGCGACCGCGCCCATTGTTTCTCCGCTTCCGTGAGGCCAGCCATATTGATGCCCACCTGCTCAAGGACACGTGGAGACTGTTTTGCTGCGCCGCTCACGAACGAGTCCCAGACCGTAGTGACATCCTGGCCGGTAGCCCGTGCCATTGCCCGGCTGGCTTTCATCATCTTTTCCAGTCGGTCCTGTGACACACCCATCAGGAGCGCACGATTTGCCCCTTTGAGGATATCCCCCTCATCCATCTGGCCACCCGATGCTTTCTTGAGGGCAGATTCCAGCGAGTGTGCGTCGCCTTTCACATTCTGGCTGAATGTTGCGTACGCATCCTGGTATTCTGCCATTTCCTTGATACCCTGTTGGTAGAATGTTCCTCCGAGGTATCCGTATCCGGCAAGAGCTGCACCCGCGCCAAGGATCTGCATGCGGTTCTCTTCGATGTACTTGTTCGTTTCCTGGATCTTCGATTTGGCAGTATCAGCGTATCCGGTTACTGCGACCCTCATCTGTTCGTATTTTATCGCGGCCTGCTGCAGAACGGTGTTGTGGTATTGTTGCCGGATCGCATTCTCCCGGGCAGACTGATCTGCCTGGGCGAAGAAGAACCCGGCGCTGGTCATCCCCTGGTTAAACGAGTCGGACATCATTATGTACGAACCCTGGGCCATCCGGATCCGTGCTTTCGTCATGTCGAGATATTCATTGACACGTACTAGCGGGCGTGTTGAGTTACCTTCATCGAGGACAATCTGGGCACCGATCGTCCGCAGCATACCGTTGTTGCTCATAGAAAACGATTTATCGGGCCGCTAATAAAGAGAAGTTCAGGAATGATTGTCTATGGATGTAAAAAAAATTTGTCCGCTTTTTTATAATCCTGGCGGATTTCAGGGAAAAACCGACTGTCTCAAAGAAGGCTGTTGGTGGTGGATTGATGAAGCGCAGGAATGTTCGGTTCCGCTGCTGGCGAAGCAGGGACTTGCCGTGAAAAAAACAGAATAAATTATTTATCTGAATATTTTGTGAGGTGAAAGTTCTCTTTGATAACGACAGCGATGCTTACTGCAAGGATATCTGAATCTTCCGTTTCCAGCAGATGCACCCGGGGAAACCCGATATGTTTAAGCACCGTTTTTACTTTCTCAAGATCTTCTTGAGCAATCTCCTTGTTCTCAATCATCTGTTTGATTGCGAGACTCAGGTGTGCCATTATACCTTTGTCCGTCATATCCTTGAAATTGTACGCCCTGTCGAGTTCATCTGATCGTTTCCTGATTTTATCGAGAGTATCTTTACTGAACTCGACTTTCCCCAGTTCTTCCGTTGGTAACATCGGACTGTTCAACGTTGCACCCCTGTTTGAGACAACCGCTGATACACCTCTCTGCAGCAGCAGTTCTTTAATGTAAGTTAGATCTCTTTGGAACGATTGGGCGCCAATGTCAATCCTTGTAATCTCAATCCGGAGTTTCCAATAGACGCCAACCACAACGCAAACTGCGGTGAGGACAGAAATGGTTATTGCAATCGTTTCGAGATCTATAGTGACCGGGGAACTCATTTGTAAAAATGCGTTTAAACAGAATATAAAAAAGATCTATTTCTTCTTCCCTGTTAATTCACCAGCCTCATTATATTTCCTTTTTTCACAATCTGGATTTTGTTTCCCCGGCTCGGCCCTGGCGATCGACTTGTCATGTGCTCTTTGACTGCTTCGTTCTTTTGTTCGAAATAATATTTGTACTCCAGGACTTTCCGTATTGGCCAGCGGCGGATTAGGTCCACGTCGATGTGCAAGGTTTCAGCCAGGAAGAAAAAGAAAAAGTCTGCGGTTACCCGCTGTTCAAGTTTTTTAGGGCATCCTCCGAGATCCCGAGTGCGGCTTCGAGCTCGTGGATGAGCTGACCACGGATCCCGGGTTTAAGTTTCGATACATCTTCAATCGTGGGATTCTGAACCATCTTTTCGATCAGGAGTTTGCCGTAAAGGTTGGAGTCAAACCTTGTTTTTGTCGTGACCTGTGCTATGAGTTGCGCATACTCATCAGCGGAGAGTTCCTTAATCGTCATCGTCACGCCGAGAATAAGAATCTCGCGTGGCTCATTTGAAACATACCAGGTATCAGGAATTTCAGCCATAGTTCACCTTGAAATTTGAATTATTCCGTAAATGCCCTCGTGACACTCAGGCCAAGGCCGTCAATCGTAACCTGGGGTGTGTCCTTGAGGCCCCCGCCGGGCTTTATACTTGAGATCCGTGCGCCGGTTACGGTCACCGTGTATCCCGGGGCGACAAACACCACGGTCCCTTCCGTCTTCTCAGTCCGGTATCCTTCAAGGGTCCCGAGGGCCACATTGGTCACTTTTACTTTTGCGGACCATTTCGGTTTCTGGTAGCCTTCATTATATCCGGTGACACCTTGTGAGGTCTCAATATGCGTGAGCTCATCTCCGGGATCGGCTTCGAACTCGTCAAGTTCGAGGACCTCAACTCCGAGGATTTTGAGACTGCAATCTTCCGGGTTCCAATTCTGCACCATCTAAATCGCCTCCAAAATGAGATCCATCTCTAATTCATGGATGTCTCCGGCGAGTTTGGTCCACAGATGGATACCGGAAAGCTTTCTCTGTTGCATATCTTCGGTAGAGATCGCATCAAATGTGGGCATTGTGATCTTGTAATCGCTCAATGCACCGAGTTTAACCAGGCTCTCCATTGCCCCCCGGATTTCCCCCTCAATGAATTTGATACCCGCAGATGTGTACGGGATCTTCTCCGTGGCGATCCGGTACGACGCGATCGCGTTCTGCAGGACCTGGACTACGTAATATTTGGTTCTCGTGATATCGATGAACCGTGGGGCACTGTCCGATTTTGTAGTGTAGGCCTGACTAGCCCGGTTAATGTGATCCCCGAGATCAGTCACATAATTCGCTTTTGCTGATTCAAGGGTTGTCCATTCAGAGGGAAGGAAGTAAGCATTAACGTCACATGAAATATCCTTCCAATATGGACTGATCCACGGTTTCAAAACCATGAGCAGGCCAAGCGCTGCAGCAGCCACGTCCCCGGTCTGATCGGCATCGTTGTGGGCCATGAAGTACCCATTCGGGGAACTAAGAGCCCCTGTTTTCGCAGTGATATTGGCGACCGTCGCACCATTCGGATTGGTGACCGCGAAGATCACGTTGTGAGCATCGGCGAAAGCCTTGAGTTTCGCGGTAAGCGTATCGTGATCGCTTTCTATGCCGGCAAGACAAACTCCATGAATGAGCCCATTCTGCGCATAGGGTTCGAGCGTTGCCAGAGCAGTCTCAACTTCCGTTGCGGTTGGGGTCCCTGGTGTTGATGCATTGATGGCGACAGCGTAGAATCTTCGCGATCCTTGGGCAAAGATTGCTTCCGCTGCAATGGTAATCTTACTGGAGGTACCATGATCGATCTTCACCGCATCCAGAGAGGAGTACGCTTTCGGAGTATCCTTCGAAACATATGTGGATTCACCCACAATTGCCGGAACCCCGTACTGTGTCCTGAGAGATGTTGCAGGGACAACAGACGCGTTGATTACAATGGCCTGAGGTATATTTCCCATACCCATCGGTCAGAAAAAAAGGTGATAAAGAAAAGTCAAGCGAGGGTGATGTCAGGAAGGTCAACTGTATCAATCGTTTTGACCGTCTTGGTATAACTGCTCTCATACCGGAGAATCACATCCATCTGCCTGCGTTTGAGACCGTTCTCCAGGTATGTGAGATCGGATATTCCAGTGTCGTCAACAACGGCAACGATCGCAGGCAAATCTTTCAACACCCAAATCGTGAGTTGTTCTGCATACGCTGTGATTACAGTATCGGCGGGGACTGTTTCGGAATCCGTAACAAAGACATTAACCGATAGCGTGACCTGGCGTTTCTGCCCGATATTATACTGAACGTCGTTATTGACGATCGACCGTCCCAGCTGCCGGTTACCCGGAGTTGCCTCTTTGTCCTGGTGATCTGCGTAATATCGCAGGGTGACGGCCACCGGACTGGTCTTCAGGATCTCGTTCACGGTCTTGCCGCGGTCCGCGTACTCGATGCGGACCTGGTATACGGCCCTGCCAATGACTACCGATTTCGGCAGGCTCTTGAAAATCGCTTCCTGGTCAAGCGTGGAAGTCATTTCAGGATGAGCACCCCAAGTAGTGTTAGCACGAGGGCACAGAGCTGCCCGATTGCAAGAAAAATCAGGTTATCGATCTTCTTCTCCAGCTTCTCGATCCATGCATCCCGGGTCTCACGTGCTTCAGCACATGCATTGTGGCAAGCGTCCCTACGTTCCTTGCAACGCTCTTCGGTTACGTACTCACTACTCATGCATGAAACGACGCGGGAACGCATTAAAAAAGGAAGTCACTATAAACGATATTTGTCAATTTCTTCGTTGAGATTATCGATAATCGCCTTGAAAATCGCATCCTTCTCTGTGTCAATAACAAGGCGAAAAAGGGGTCGTGCCGGGATCCCCGGATGATGGACGTGGCGGTATCCAACGCGGTGTTTGGATCCCTTTCGGTCCTTCCATGAGAGAAGCTTTCCGTTTTTTGGATAGATATCATGTGCACGAGTACCAAATTCCAGACAATATGCAACGAAAGCCCGTTCATGATTGAAGATGCCGACACGAATAAATCTCTGGCTTCCATCAGATACGATTCTGCTTTCAATTACACTTCTAAGGTTCCCAGTATCAATCCAAGCTTTCGTTGATCCTTTTTTCTTAATGGTTGATGTGGCGAGCTCTGGCCAAGACGAGTTATGTCCTGCGGTGATCGTTTCGAGTATCCTTCCTTCAAGGTCATCTGCCGCTGTTTGAGCTACACGGGAGATAATCTGTGGCCAATCCAGGATAAGAGAGGTTAAATTATTCCTGTCCACTACAACGGCAGATTTGAAGTTAGTCGCTGCCAGGTGCGGCCCCCTCCTGATCAGCGAGTATCTGGTTGCGGCATTCGGTGCTGCAGAACGGAAAGATCACAATGTTATACCGTTTTTTCGAAGACAAGTAGAATTCCTCGACCTGTTTGCGTGTCGTTTTCACGGTGTTACGGCACCGCGGATTGGTACATGGATATTCGACAATCTCATTCTCGACGCTTTCCTTGGCTTCAAGCGCAGCTTCAAGGATTTTTTGATCAATCCCGATCAAGGGAGTCCATATCTCCTTGCGGGTTTTGCCCTGGTGCATACGGGTTACTAAGTACGACTTTCCGCGATGGTTCCGAATATAACGAATTTCTTGACTTGCCCCCATGAGGGCACCCCTAAATAGAGTTAATTTTCAAATTTGTTCGAAATTCCTGCTTTAAATCGCTGCCCCCACGGTGGCAAACGAGATCTAGCCGATCCTGCTTCAATTTGGCGAGTTCGTTAATGTACTCATCGCCATAGATTTTCCCAGTCCTGTAATTGATTACAATAGCCGGAATGAGGAACGGGATCCTGTGTTTTTGACACGAAGGCCGGTACGAACAATCAGATGTGCAGAGGCCACGGTTCTCTTGGCAAAGCTTAATCCGAGTTGGTTTTTTGCTTGCTGGCATAAATTACGTTATCCTCCTCTGAATTTAAACGGGTCGATTACCCGTGGCGTTTCAAGAGATAGACGTGCCGTAACGGCATTCCAAATTTCGGAAGAATATAGGAGGTCCGCTCTCGTGCTTTGACCGCCCATGTCGTGACTGTGTTGTCGACTTCCGTAATCTCCAAGAGATCCCCCGGAGTAAGGGTTGCCCCGGTAGAGATCTTCCGATCTCCGAGCTCGTATTCCCCTTCTGGCATCCGCTGAAGGTCCCGAACCGTGAGGTCCTGGACATTCCCAGTGATCGCGGACTTGGACGGCTGCGTAGCGGCTTGCCATGTACCAGTCGATTGGTTCGTCTCCCCAGCCACTTGTGGGACGTGCATGATCGTGCCGGGGAAATCAAATACAGAGAACACATCACCCATATCAGAACACCTCGACCGGACACCGGCCCAGTTGATCCAAAAGTGAGTTGAGGTCCTTCTCGATCTCGGCTTTCGATGCCACCAGGTCCACCAGACTCACGCTATCCGATCCCCCCGAGATAGAGGTCACGGCCCGGCTCTGGATGCGGCTGATGAAATCGGTGATCAGGTCCCGCCCAGCCAACAGTCGTTGGGCTTTGGCACCGAGGACGGTATCAACATCGATCCCTTTCAGCGCGAGAGTAGCTTTCGCTTCATCGAGCGCATCCTGGATATCTTCATCTGTGAAGAGATACGGCTCGGTGATGTCATTCAGGGGCCGGCGTCGGACTTTTTCAACAGTGGCTGCCATAAAAAGAGTGGTTATCCTGATGTGTGCTTGAGACCGTTGATCACCACACCGAGACTTGGGGACTCGATAGCGGGGATGCCCTGCTCCTGCAGCCAGAACCGCCAGGCAACGTTGGGTTCGCCGAGATACTTACCTTCGACGGAGATCACTTCGAAGGGGCGTGTCTGGACCCAGGTTCCGATCCGCTTCGAGAGCAGCTGGATAACTTGGCCTGCATCTGAGGGATCGGAAGCAAGATCCTCATAGACATCCGCTCCGAGCAGCCGTGCAACCCGGCCGGTAGCCACAAATCCGCCGCTTCCCTGCTCCTGGCTGTTGTAAAGCGAGTTCCGGATGTAGTCGAAGCCCTGCAGGCGGAGAGACATCTGCTCGGACATGATGGTGGTGTCGGGTTTCATGCTGCCCTTGGTTGCCGTGCTGATTGTGATCTTGCCGTTGCCGAGATCGGTGATCGGGTCACCTTTGGTATCCCCGGAATACACGTTCCAGTAGGTGCCGGCGATTTTCGGGCACAGGTCAATGATTGACTGGTAAATCAGTGAGTCCGCGAAGTACCCCATTTCGTAGGTTGCACGTTCAACGTTCCGGGCAATGGTCGGCAGATCGCCGAAATCAACCTCGTCACGGGAGACATCGAAGTACACACCGTAGGGGTTGATCGCAGCCTCTTCGAGTGAGTGCTTGAAGTCCATCTTCTTCCAGCCGCCCTTCTCGTTGATCCACGAGACAGTCCCAGTCGGGGCCTTCTCGCGCCTCAGGAGCGTGACCGGGCGATTCTCACCGCGGAAGCTCAGGAAGTTCCGGGCAATGAGTGCCTTCTCCCAGACGCGGATGATCTGGGTTTCGACATCAGTCCGCAGGACAGCCGGATTGTCGGCAAGGGAAAGGTCTTCCTGGTTGTACGCTGAAGGGTTGTTCTGGAGATATGTGGGGGGTGCACCGTTGATCATACAATCACCTCGATTGCGGCGCCATCAGCACCACCGGCCCAGATGATACCCTTGATCATGACCGGCGGATATCCACCGGCAAGCGTCATTGCAGGCTGGGCTGATGATGACTGCACGGCAGTAGACCCGGCCGGGACCGTGGCGGTAAGGTTAGCCACCTTCTTCCAGGCCTGCGGATTCGTGATCCCATCGCCGACATAATCCCCGGCAACCGTGACGCCTTCGGAAACACCACGCATCACCCGCATATTGAAGATCAGCGGGTGGACCTGGAGCGTGCACCGGCTGGTTGCAACGTCATCAGGGTGAAGGCGCTTGTGAACGCTCATCAGAGCAATGAGCTGCGGAGTGTCGCCGGCACCGGCCAGCTTGACCTTGCGGTTCCCGGTGATCTTGAGCTTGGCGCCGTTCCTGACGTAATACCCGTCAGAATCTGCGGTCTGGGTCGGATCGAGCGTTGCCTGAAGGCCGTGCTCTCCGATCAGCTCAACCTCTGCGTCGGAAACCCCATCATATACCACGAGTGCCATCAGGTATCACCGCCCCCGAACCGGTCCAAACAGCGTCTCCGCCCTGACGAGAGAGATCTGCTGCGGTGTCCGACTCCCCGCACTACCCCCAGACAAACTCCTCTCGGTGGACCCGGGCACGGCAGGTGTGATCATCTTTCTCAGCTCCGCGTCATACGCGGTGAGCTGCTCGAAGGACATGGAGTCCAGGAACTTGGGGTCCGCGTCCTTGTGCAGTGCAAGGATGGCTGCAATGACCGGGGCTTTCTGGGCCTTGGTGAGTTCGGCGTCCTTGGTGGCGAGCTGCTCATCTTTCTTCTTGAGCTGTGCCTCCAGATCGGCGTTCTTCGCCTTCAGGTCTGAAAGTTCCCGCTCAAGCTGGGCAATTTTTTCAACATCCGTTGCCATGGGGGGAGCGTCTGGGGTGTAGACAGATAAATCAAAGTCGGAGCCGGCTATCCCAGTTGCCAATGCTGCAGCAGCGGATCCTGTGTCATGCTTGCGACGGAGCTGCTCGATGATCCCTGCATCGGTACAGGCTGGATCCGGTACAGTACCCACATGGATGAAATTGAAGTTCACCAGCTGGGGATTCTCTTTTCCAGACTGTGGCAGCAGCCACTGGCCGCGGAGCCTCGCGGAGAACCGGATCAGCTCGGGGGCCCACCCGATCAGGTCACGGATCTTGTCACCGGGCGGCATGCTCGATCTGCACTCAAGATCGAAGATCGATCCTTCCTTTTCGCCTTCGGGGGTCTTGACTTTCCCGTAATCTACACCAATGACCTTGCCGTAGATATCGGTCATGTCATCGTTATGGCCGTTCACCGTAGGGATCCGGAAAAATCCCAACGCGGCGTTCACATCGTTGGCACGCTTGACGCCGCCTTTGATTTCATCCGTAGTGAAATCAATGTCGTTCCACGTTCCTGGTGTGAGCAGCAGGACCCGCATGCGGAAGATCGAGGGATCCTTGGAATCCTCCTGCGCGAGATCCTTGCAGGCCTCCCGGGGCAGGATATACCCGGGCAGGTTCGTGAGGGTAACTATCCGTTCAACAAGCTCTGACATGCGTGTTGTTCAGGCAGAGGCGATTATAAAAAAAAGTCAGAATAGGAAGACTTCGATCTCGTCATCTTTGAGGGAGGGGAAGTCGCTTTTGGTCCAGAGATCCGCCCGGGCCCAGGACTCGTTCTCGTAGAGTTTGATCCGCTTGACAAGATCCTCGTCCATATCCAGGTAAAAGACGCCGTCTTTTTCAACCACGGCGATCTTATCGTCGCCGTTTGTGGCTGCTGCAGGGAGGATCACGAAATCGTAATAGGGTATGCCGTTGGCGTACCGTATGAAAAAATCACCAGCAGTAAGCACATCCGCGCCACTGTTGATATCAACGAGCAATTTCTTCACCTTCCTTTACAATTTTATCCCAGTCGGATTGCGGGATCCGGTGTGCCGTCACAACTTTTCCGGGGTATCGGTTGCTCATGATCACGTTCAGCAATCGGCCGTCGGGAGACTTCCAAAGGACTTTGAGTTTCTCGCCACCCGCATCCAGATGTTTGTATATTATTCCCTCGTCTTTGGCCTTAAGAACATCGGCCACAGTGAACGGCTGTTTTCCTGATTTTAGGGCGTCGTTCAGCACATGTTTTTGGTAGATGTGGACCGCAGTGTTCTCCTTTTCCCCGGTTTTTAGGGTTCGGAAAAAGAAGTTGTCCTCAATTGTCTGAATGGTGTCCTTGGTAAGTTCATCCTGGGTCAGCCCCATCTGATGCGCGAGGATCTTCCAGTCATTGGTATCCATACGGGTCTTCAGTTGGGGTGCCAAGGCATGGAGGTCATTTCGGGTCTGGGGCGCTTCCTGGACGAGCAGGGGCATATTCTTGTCGAGTTTCCATTCGTCAAATGTCTGGCGAGACCAGTCCGCCCGCTGAACCGCGTACGTTGCTACTGGGACGTCCCGCTTGGGATCCCCAAACCATGCTTTCGGTCGACACCTGCAGCGATACTCCTTCATCACATCTCGTGCCATTTGCTCTTCGGGGGTACCGAAGAGGAAGGTACGGCCATGCAAGGCCAGGTGACGGGGGCGGGTCCGTTCATCGGCAACTGACATGTAAACCCAGCCGGGATACCCGGCATCCTCATAGCGGGACCAATGGCCGGCAACGTATGCCTGTTTCATTGAAGTTCGGGAGAGTGTCTCTGCATAGGTGTCGGTAGTGATAGTGATCGGTTTCTCAATCGTCACCTTGATCCGCTTCATCGTGCCATCAGGATTGACATGAATGGCGTCGCGTGTGCGACCAACGTTGTTGAATGTGAGGGCTTTCCCCCAACCGGCCTTGAGCTTGTCGACCAGGCCTGCTTTGACGCGATCGTAAGAGTAGCCTTTCCGGACCCCCTCGTCAATCACACCCGAAATAACGTTGGAGTCACTACCAAACGTACTGTCCAGGTGTGATCCGATCTGCTGGATGACCGAGTCCAGGCCCTCCATCCCCAACGGCCCTTTCGTACCGATCTCTTTGGCTGCAACGGACCCCCCGATCTGATAGGATACCCCAATCTGCAGAGCAAGAGCGTTGATCAGGATCTCCTTTGCCTGGTCTGTCCTGTGCTCGATGTACTGCAACAGGGCGACAAGGATTGCCTCCTCATGGGGAGAGAGGAGATCCACTGTGCGATCAGAGGCCAAGATGACTGATAATGTCATCCTTATACCGCTCGATTTCGTTTTTGATCAGATCGCGACCGGATTTCATCGGGGTCCTGATCTTGCCCGGGATCCCCGCGGCTGATGCCATCTGTGCGTTCTGGGCTCCCTCACCTGCAGGTGCATCCTTTCCTTTTTGAGGATCCTCATTCCCGGGTGACGCCGCCGGATCCCCGTCGCCAGTGGGGGCAGCGGCGGGATCCTGGAACCCCCCCATTCCCCCTGCAAAACTCTGTAGTCGGGCGATCGCGATGATTTCCTCCGCCTCTTCATCTGATGGCGCCGGGTAGTTCATATCCTCGTAGAACTTGACCAGGGCGGATTTGTGGACCAGGCCTTTCTGAACGAGGGGCTGGACAATGGTGGCCCTGGAAATGCCATCATCAGGAGTCAGGTCCTCAAACACCATCTGTGGGATCTCGTCCCCGGCTTCCGGGAGCTCAATGCGGACCCATTTCTCGATGAAGGGCCGCATGGCTTCTGCGAAGATCTCCCGGTCCGGCTGGAGTTCACGCTCGAAGAATGTAAACTGGGTGTCCGAAGTGGACCTGTTGGCGCTATTACTCTCAGAGACGGAATCAAAATGACCCATTCCCGTGTTGAACTCATCATCGATGTGTTCCTGGGCACGGATCACACCTACGGGGTTGCCCTTGAGTTCGAGGATCTCCGCGGTCCACCCTTCGGGCATAAACAGAGATTTTCCGGCGATCCACAGTTTCTTAAGGTCCCTCTTAACCCCTTCGAGTTGCGGGTGATCCCACCAGTTTTTCGGGACGGTATACACCGGTTTGGGCTCGCAAAACCGTTTTGCCATGCGGGTCTGACTGCGCCGGATCCCGAGCTTGTCCATGATCGGCTCGTAGTTTTCCCGCAGCAGGCTCATTCCCTCCCGTGCATACCGCCCGGGGTACCGGGGGATGTAGATGATATCTCCCGGTTGGAAGAATACCTGTTTTGTGCCGTATATACGTGTCCAGTTCTGGACGAACCCGATCACCTTGCTCCCGGTCCCGGACACCAGAGTGGCAGCATAGGCACGTTCGGCAAGGCCCTGATTCTTCAACCAGGCTTTCAGGATCGCAACCTCTGAAGGGGAATCGAAAAAGACCTTCATCGTCCAGGCATCAATGGGTTTGAACCGTTCCAGGCCTATGTGTTTGATTCCAGAGAGTACCCATACCGGTTCAAAAAATGAGAATCCATACCCCAGCCAGTGGACCGCGCCCTGTCGAGAATCCGTCCCGAGGTAGATGCGTGAGGCGAGTTCATTCATTTTTTTGGCAACGTCCTTGTCCGAGTGCGTGAACTGGAAGGACATCATATTCTTGGCCTGTGTCCGTACGATCCGTGCGATCACATCCTTAGTGAGCGCCCAGGAACACCACTCGATCCATCCGGCGGGGGGCTCAAACCCAAGATCGTACACGTCATCTTGTGCAGAGGGATCGAGGGAATATACTCCCGTGCGATGATACGCAGCAAGGTCGGCCACGTGCACGGGCGTATCCGGATGAAGAAACACCCCGCGATCGCCGCGGTGAACCATGCTCATAATCGTGGATTTGATGCCCATGGTTATGGGTGTCAGGAAAAAAAGGTATAAAGAAAAGTCAGGAACTACCCTCGTCTTGCCTACGCGGTCCCCACTGCCTCCCGCATCCCTCGCACGGATGCGTGACATGAGAGGTGCAGCCGGGATGGTCACATCGGCGGGACGGGTCCCGCTGCGAGCCTGGCGGGACCATATCGATTGTCACGGGTTTCTTTTTCATACCTGGATGTCCCCTTCCTGGATGATAATGCAAGGTCATCCACAGGACCACGCTTTTGGCAGCGATCCCAGGTCCTGCATCATGACGAACGCATAGCTCGCGACATCGACACAGTCATCGTGCGGGGCGTTCGGGAACGCTACGAGCTCCTCCTCGTAGATGTCGATCTCCTCGCTCTTGTGCATAGGGTGGTATACCATACTGGTCTTGTACCGGGCCGCCATGGGGGTCGCCCGCTGCATCTTGTCCTGCGTATGGGGATCGAGGTCCACGACCGGCAGACCCAGCCGCTCAAGGGTCTGGAAAAGCGTCAGGCCCATAGCCTTGATCTCGACGCCCTGCTGGACCGGGTGCCAAGCCCGGAATCCGTTCTGGAACAGGTCCGGCTGGTCCGGGCCCTCCAGGTGCTCGCGGATGATGTCGAGCAGCAGCAGCTCCCTATTGGGGGTGAGAGCCCACGTCGCGAGAACGAAATAATCCGCCGTACTCTTGGCGCTGCCGGCCGGATCGCAGGTCTGGAATATCGTGCAGGTGCTGGTGTGGACCTGGCGATCGCCATCGGGGTGGTGCAGGACATAAAACTCCTTGTCCGCGGACCGCTCCCAGTACCGGAAATACGCACGCTTGAATTTGCCGCCCTCCGGATCGCCCGGGGTCTGCATGTAGAGGCAGTTCCACCAGTATTCATGCACGGCCTTTTTCGTCTTGAGCAGTTCCTCCATGGAGAACCGTTCCGGCCACAGGGCCTCACCAGGAGCCCTGCCTAGTGGATCCGCATCGCCCGCGATCGCGGGCAGGTTGAGGACCTCCCACTTCTCGCCATCGGCTTGCTCCATCTCGCCGACGAGATGCCCAGCCAGGTCCCCCTTATGCCACCGGGTCTGAATGAGGATGATGGCGCCGCCCGGGGCCAGCCGCGTACGGAGAACCGACTGATACCAGTTGATCACTTTCCTCCGCTGGGTGGGGGAATGCGAGTCCTCCTCACCTTTGAAAGGATCGTCGATGATCGCGATGTGGGCACCGCGACCTGTCAGCGGTCCTCCGGCACCGACCGCAGCAACGCCCCCGCGGTGTTTCGCCACGCCCCACCGATTGACCGCAGACGAATCATTCGACAGCGTGACGCCAAACAGCTCCTGTGCAAACTCCCGGAACACCTCCCGGGCGATCCGGGAAAAGTCCGCCGCGATCTCTGCAGCGTAGGATGTGAGGATGATCTCGTGATCCGGGTGCTTGCCAAGATACCACGCCGGGAAGTGCTTACTGACAACCTCTGACTTCCCGTGCCGGGGCGGCATGGTGATGATAAGACGCTTGATCTCGCCTCGCTCAACGGCTTCGAGCTTCCGGCAGAGCAGGTCCAGGTGCTTGGCCCGCTCCCATTGGCCCCGGCTCGTGTACTCCAGGAAGTACGCCAGATCAATGTTGGCGAGGAGCTTACGGTCCCATTCGGGCTCGTAAGAGCTCGGCAAGGCGACGCTGGCACTCAGGGCACATCACCCCCACGATTGCAGTCTTGAACTCATTGAACTGGTTTTCCACGACTGTGATATTGATCGTGGGCTGGGTCGGCAGGTCCCCCAGGAGCTTAGCCTGGAGTTCGAGCTGCTTCTCAATACGTTGGATGGCTGCTAGGGCAAGATAACCCCCGGATACGCCGCCGAGAACATTACCATCCGGGTCCTTGAGCTGCTTGAGGATCTGACGGGTATCCTCATTGACCTCCCGCAGCTGCTTGATGGTGTCCAGCCGCTCCTGGACCGCTGCTGCAACCACTTCGGTCCGTGCCTGGACTTTCTGTATCACAGGATCCTTATTCTTCGTGAAGTAGCGCTGTACCGTTTGAAAATTGATCTTCTGCCCGGATTCGGTCGATAGGATCCTGGCAATGTCCCTGACAGAGTATTCCGGATCCGTGCTGGAGCGGAGCGTGTTCGCCCTTGTTTCGAGTCCATGTTTGACGATCTGGTTTGCCAA